GGGAGACTACTACTGATGGCGTTTTTGCAGAGCAACATTCCGCACTTCAAGTGCTGGGTGCGGCGTGAATACACGCACAATCACCAGAAATATCACGGTGAGTTTCTTCATGCAATGGCGATAGCAGTCACTACGATGCCATGCCGCTGTCTGAGCTTTCAGGTCATCTTCACTGGCGCTGAAACCTACGACAACGACGACCCGAATGTGCATGGAGGAGCAATGTGGGCAAGGATGCCCATAACGGCGTTAATGGCTGATACCCCCGTTGAGGAGTGGCCAGAGCCTATGCCGGTATATGCGGCCCAGCCATGGGACTGCTCCTCCCGCGAACACGCTGTATATGTCCTTGATAGGGCGACACCGTGTCCGTGGCTGGCAAAGATCGACGGCGAGTTCTATCCCGCCAAGTACATGTTCACGGTGGACTACACCGACAGCGAGATTGCTGATGACCCTGCACAGCACAAGCAGAGTCATGTGATGGAGCTGTTGGATGCAGGGCCGTGGACAGGGAATATCGTGGCGCTACCCAACAACCGAGTCCGGGTGACACATCCGGCGTGGTTTGAGGCTGGAGAAGGAGCGCCAGACTTCAGGCCGTCACAGCATATCCACTATTCCAAGTCGGATTTGGATTACACGCTGGACGTAAACAGAGTGTTTGACAACCTATACGCAGGTAACAGTGATGAAGAAGAGGATGACTAGAACGGCCCGTATGCTAAGCAAAGGCGGTACAGCAGGTGGACCCAAGCCAAAGCCAAAGGGCATGATGGCAGGCGGAGTTCCACCAAAGCCAAAGCCCAAAGGAATGAGAGCAGGCGGCAAGTCGGAAGACAAGCTGAAGATGGTGACAGACCCTGAAACTGGAAAGAAGGTGCCATTTTTTACAGTTGACGGCGAAGGCAAGATGAAAGGCGGCGGCACGGTCCCCAATAGCAAGGGCTACTTTAAGGGCGGCAAAACCTTGAACGAAGGCGGGAGAGTTAGAGGCTCAACTGTGAAAAGCAGAAAAAGGAAGCCTAGAGGCAGGTCGTTGTTGGAGCAGAAGATGGATGTAGCGTCATTTAGAGCAAACTATCCCGGCAAAAAGCCACCAGAGGCGTAGCATGGCTAAAAAGAAAAAGAAGTCAATGAGCCCGTCAGATAAAGACGCTTACGAAGAGATGTTTGGTTCTCGGCCATACGATGGCCCGAAAAGAGGCAAACGCGGAAGCGGCCTAGACCCCGATTTTACGCCGGCGGGAATATTCCCAGTGCCTATTGATCCAGCCGATGACCCTGTTTTTTTTAAAAACAGAAGGTCTGTTGGTATAACTTTAGATGATGACAAAAAGGCGTCTAAGAAGGAAAGAGCAAAAAGAAAAAAAGAGCGTTTTGCGAAAAACGAGAACACAAGAAGAGAAGATTTTGCTGATGCCCTAAAAGACAACTATGGCTTCAATAGTACCGTAGAAGCAAAAGTTGATCGTGATGACAGAAAAAAAATGCGCGGTGGTGGCATTGCTACTCGCGGGATTAGTTTTTCTAACAGGTCCAATTAAATGGCGATAGATCGGGCGCTAGGCGCCGAAATGCCCAGTCCAGATGATTCTGCACTGGAGATAGTGATCGAAAACCCTGATTCGGTTGGCATCTTTGACGATGACGGCGGCATGGTGATCGACCTTGACCCAGACGCAGGTGAGCTTTTGGGCGCTAGGCATGACTCCAACTTGGTCGAGTTCCTGTCAGAGCAGGATCTCCAGCTTCTTGCTGGCGAGTTGGTGGGTGCGTATGAGGCAGACAGGAACAGCCGTGCAGACTGGGAAGATTCCTATGTCCGTGGACTAGACCTGCTTGGCCTTAAGTTTGAGGACAGATCAACCCCTTGGGAAGGTGCGTGTGGTGTATTCCACCCCATGCTTTCTGAGGCGGTTATTCGTTTTCAGGCGCAAACGATACAGGAGATATATCCTGCAAGCGGTCCCGTCAAGACCAGCATTGTCGGCTCGATAGACGACGAAAAGACCAAGCAGGCGCACAGGGTACAGAATTATCTGAATTACCTGATAACACAGCGCATGACAGAGTATCGCACGGAGACAGAAAAGCTGTTGTTCTCCCTGCCGATAGCCGGATCAGCATTCCGCAAGGTGTATTACGACCCAAATATGGGCAGACCCTGCGCCATGTTTGTGCCGGCAGAGGACTTCGTGGTCAGTTATGGTGCGTCTGACCTATCAACGTGCGAGCGTGCCACGCATGTAATGAAGCGTAGCGCCAACGAGATTCGCAAATTACAGGTGGCTGGCTTCTATGCAGATATAGATCTGCCGCCGCCGTCTCCTGACATATCGGAGATACAGCAAAAATACGACAGGCTGACGGGCGACTCGGACAATTACGAGTACGACAATCGCCACACATTACTGGAGATGCAGGTCAATATCGACCTGATCGGCTTTGAAGATACCGACAAAGGCGCGCCCACGGGTATCGCTCTGCCCTACATTGTTACGATTGACAAGTCATCAAGAACGATACTGTCGATCCGACGCAACTGGTACGAAGACGACCCGATGAAGATGCAACGTGAGCATTATGTTCACTACCAGTATCTGCCGGGGCTTGGCTTCTATGGATTTGGCCTTGTTCACATGATTGGTGGGCTGTCTAAATCTGCAACATCAATACTCAGGCAACTGGTCGACTCGGGCACATTGGCGAATCTTCCGGGTGGCCTCAAGTCTCGCGGTCTCAGGATCAAGGGTGACGACACCCCGATCATGCCCGGAGAGTTTAGGGACGTAGATGTCCCCGGTGGTGCAATACGGGACAACATTACGTTCCTGCCATACAAAGAGCCTAGCGGTGTCCTGTATCAGCTCCTTGGCGATATCGTTCAGGAAGGCCGCAGGTTCGCTTCAGCGGCGGATGTGAAGGCGTCTGACATCAATGGAGAGGCGCCTGTAGGGACAACCCTCGCTATTCTTGAGCGAGAGATGAAGGTGCTGAGTGCGGTTCAGAGCCGTGTCCATCACGCAGTATCACGAGAGCTAAAGATACTTGCGGAGCTTGTCAGGGATTATGGGCCAGAAGTTTACCCTTATGAGCCAGATGAGGAGCCGGTTGTCAGGCAGGACTTTGATGACCGCGTAGATATTATCCCTGTAAGCGATCCAAACGCCGGCACTATGGCTCAAAGGATTATGCAATATCAGGCGGCGTTGCAGTTGGCATCTCAGGCACCCCAGATGTATGACCTGCCACTGCTTCACCGCCAGATGCTAGAGGTTTTAGGCATTCAGGATGCGGACAAGGTTGTTCCGCTGGAAGACGATATCAAGCCGACTGATCCTGTAAGTGAAAACATGAACATCATTAATGGCGAACCCGTCAAAGCGTTCATATATCAAGACCATGAAGCACACATTCAGGTCCATATGTCTTTGATTGAAAACCCAGAAGTGACTAAGTTGATGTCAAGAAGCCCAACGGCCAAGGCGGCTCAGGCGGCTATGGCATCGCATATCTCAGAACATGTCGCTTTTGCATACAGACAGAGGATTGAGAAGGAGCTGGGTGTCAAGCTACCTCCGCCAGACCAACCAATGCCAGAAGACATCGAATATCGCATATCGCAACTGGTCGCCCCTGCCGCCGCCCAAGTTACTGGAAAGGCACAGCAACAGGCGCAAGCCGAGCAAAATGCAAAGCAACAGCAAGATCCTGTTATTCAGATGCAACAAAGAGAACTGCAACTGAAAGAGATGGCCGCGCAGGCTAAAGCCCAAACAGATATGGCAAAGATACAAGCTGATTTGCAAAAAGCTCAAGGCAAAAACATGGTTGATCTAGAAAAGCTACAACAGCAAGAAAGGATTGAAGCCGCAAAATTAACATCAAAGATCGATACTAATAAAGACAACATTCAAAGCCGAGAAGAGATTGAAGGTTTTAAAGCCGGATTTAATCTTGTAAGAGACTTGATAGACGATGAGTGAACATGCTACTAATAACATGTTAGGAGCATTACAGGCTGTTATTCGTGGTCATATGAATGAAGTCACTGATCATATGGCGACAGGCGCATGCAAGGATATGAGCGAATACAGTAAGTGTGCAGGGATTATTGAGGGCTTGGCATACGCTGAGCGTGAATTGCTCGATCTTAACGCAAGGATTGATCGGGAATAGTTTCGCCGCAGGAAGCGGTGCTAGGCGACTCCGAACGCCACTATTCGGTGCATGGACGTGAAAAATGACAGATGAGCCAAAGACGGCCAGTCAGCTCCCAGACCCCAAGGGATACAAACTACTTATCGCATTGCCAGAGCCTGACGAAGTCACGGAGGGCGGCATTATCAAAGCCAAGCAGACGATGGAGATCGAAGAGATCGGTTCTATCTGTGGGTTTGTTTTGAAGATGGGTCCAGATGCCTACAAGGATGACAAGAAGTTTCCGAACGGCCCTTACTGCGATGAGGGCGATTGGATCTTAATGCGCTCCTACAGCGGCACTAGATTCAAAATACACGGTAAAGAGTTTCGTTTGATAAACGACGACAGTGTTGAGGCAGTTGTCGAAGACCCACGGGGAGTTGAAAAGGTATGAGTGAAGAGCAGGTAGAGACGGGGCCAGATGACACAATGTCGTCTGAGGACAAGTTTTTTGGCGTCAAGACCACCTTTGTAAAGGGCGAACAGCCTAGCGAGATGGATCTTGAGGTCGTGGATGACCGGCCACCAGAAGATCAGCGCCCAGCGTCTAAAACAAAAGCGGCGTCAGACGATGACGATGAGCTACAGGGCTACAGCGAAAAGGTCAAAAAGCGTATCAACAAATTACGCTATGACCAGCATGAGGAGCGCAGGCGTCGAGAAGATGCCGAAAGAATGCGTGAAGAGGCCATTCGTGTTGCCCAGCAACTAACAAGTGAGAATCAAAACCTTCAGCAAATACTGCACGAAGGTGAAGGGGTCTTACTAAATCAGTCTAAGGGCCGTGCTCAGCTCGCGCTACAGCAAGCAGAAACAATGCTTCGCCAAGCGGTCGAGGAAGGCAACACGGAGCGTCAGGTTGAGGCGCAAAAGCTACTCAACATAGCGCAGGCTGATTTGACCGGCGTGTCTAGGCAGATGGGCGACTATCAAAAAAGACAGCCCGTAAGGCCACAGCAAGGACAGCCTCAGCCTCAGCCTCAAGCCCAGCCTCGGCAGGCGCAAGAGGCACAAGAGGTCAGAAAGCCAAGCAGTAAAGCGATGGCTTGGGCAGAAAATAACAGTTGGTTTCAGTCGGAAGATCACACTGAAATGACTGCATACGCTTATGGCGTACATGAAAAGATGATCAGGCAAGAAGGGATTGACCCTGAGTCTGATGAGTATTACGAGGAGCTGGACAAGCGAGTACAGTCCAGATTCCCAGAATACTTCGGAGAGGTAGTTAGTGGCTCGACAGATGAATCTGTCTCCTCGACCTCCCGAAGCCCCTCCGTGGTGGTGGCACCCTCCGAAAGGAACAATGGCGCCAAACCACGCAAAGTGAGGTTGAGCCGCACCCAAGTTGCTCTCGCAAAGCGTCTTGGTCTAACCGTCGAACAATACGCCAATCAACTACTCAAGGAGAATTGATAATGGCTGAAGAGCGCACACCGCGAGAGGCAGAGTCTCGCACCGCTGAGGAACGTCCCTCAGACTCATGGTTGCCGGCATCTATTTTGCCCAACCCCGATCCAGTAGACGGCTGGGTATTCCGGTGGATTCGTACCAGTACGCTGGGAAAAGCCGACAATACCAACGTCTCTCAGAAGTTTCGCGAAGGATGGATTCCGGTGAAAGCCGAAGATCACCCTGAGCTGGAGGTCATGTCAGATATTGACTCTAGATTTAGTGGCAATATCGAAATTGGCGGATTGCTTTTATGCAAGGCGCCAGAAGACAAGGTCAAACAGCGAGATGAATACTTCGAGCAAATGGCATCAAGTCAGATGGAGTCTGTGGACAATAACTTCCTCAAGCAAAACGATCCCCGAATGCCCGTTCTACAACCAGAACGGTCCACTCGGACAACCTTTGGTCGAAGCTGACTTCGTTAACCGGAGCGGCTTCGTTATCTGATCCTTTGAGGAGATAAAGATGGCTACTTCAGCTACTCCAATGGGTGCGGAACCTGTAGGCACGCTAAGTGCTTCTGGTTCTTTCACCGGCAAGGTTCGTCATATCAAGATTGCCAATGCCTATGGCACGGCTATTTTCTATGGCGATTTCGTCAAGTTGGTTAGTTCTGGCACGGTAGAAAAAGCAAGTTTCACAACCTCAGTCGCGGCAGGTATTGTCGGCGTCTTTGTTGGTTGCGCTTATACCGACCCCAGCACCAATCAAATGACGTTTAACCAGCAGTTCCCCGCTTCAACAGCGGCTGACGACATCGTGGCATACGTCGTGGATGATCCTAAGCTGTTGTTCCAGATGCAGGCCGACGAGGCTGTTGCTCAAACTGGGCTGGGAAATAACATTTCAGCGGTTATGACCGCTGGATCAACCGCGATTGGTCGAAGCAAGAACGCCCTCGATGGCGGCTCTATTGCTACGACCAATACCCTACCACTGCGTGTCGTTGATTTCGTAGACGGGCCAAACAGCACTGTAGGTGATGCTTTCACGGATTGCATTGTCACCTACTTGCCGCTAAGCCATGCTTATGAAACGGCACTTGGCGTATAAGGAGTCTTGAGTAATGGCTATTTCACGCGCACAAATGTTGAAAGAACTGCTCCCCGGACTGAACGCCCTGTTTGGTTTGGAATATGAGCGGTATGACGACGAGCACACGATGATTTACGAAAGTGAGTCATCTGAGCGTTCGTTTGAGGAAGAAGTGAAGCTGTCTGGATTCGGTGCGGCACCGGTCAAAGCTGAAGGCGCGGCCATCAGCTACGACTCTGCCCAAGAGTCTTTCACTGCTAGGTATAATCATGAAACGATTGCTCTCGGCTTCAGTATCACAGAAGAAGCAATGGAGGACAATCTATATGACTCATTGTCTGCAAGATATACAAAGGCTCTTGCAAGGGCAATGGCTCATACCAAGCAGGTGAAAGCGGCGAATCCACTTAACAACGGCTTCGGCACTTTCCAATCTGGTGACGGCGTAACGCTGTTCAGCACAGCTCACCCGCTGGTAAACGGTGGCACCAATGCCAACCGTCCTAGCACTGCGGCTGATCTGAACGAAACCTCGCTGGAAGATGCTGTGATTAACATCGCCGCATTTACCGACGAGCGCGGTCTGCTGATCGCGGCACGTCCCCGTCGTTTGATCGTTCCACCCGCGCTTCAGTTTGTAGCAACTCGATTGCTTGAGACTGATGGCCGTGTTGGTACGTCTGACAACGACATCAACGCCCTTCGTAACAACGGTTCGATTCCAGAAGGCTACTCAGTCAATCACTTTTTGACTGACACCAACGCCTTCTTTGTCATTACCGATGTACCGAATGGCATGAAGCACTTCCAGCGCACAGCGTTGGAGACCTCAATGGACGGCGACTTTGATACCGGCAATGTTCGGTACAAGGCTCGTGAGCGATACAGCTTCGGCGTATCCGATCCTCTGGGCATCTACGGATCACCCGGAACGTCCTAATCCTACGGGGGCTTCGGCCCCCTTTTTATTCCTGACTAATTGTTCCACATGGAACATTAGACCCAGCCAAGACAGGAGACCCCCATGGCTAATTCTACCTTTTCCGGTCCCGTTAGATCCGAAAGTACCTTCAAAACCATCAGCAAAAACTCCACCACTGGCACGATTACCGAGGTCGCTACTATCGGTGATGGCCCCGTAAGCCTTGCGGATGGCAATGTCACGCTTACCAATGCCACCCACAGCGGCAGAATTCTTTTTGTCCCAGACGGCGGACAAGATAACACCTATACGTTGCCTGCGCCTATTGCGGGCTCTATGTTTAGGTTTGTCTATGCTGGCGGTGCGGCAGATGCCACTGATGCGCTTATTGTTACTCCGGGTAACACCAACTTCTATATCGGCGGTGTTACCTTATTGGATACAGATGGTGACGCAATCAGCAGTGTTTTTTCTAATGGAAGCTCAAACAGCAGTATTCAATTAAACGTGCCTGCTGGATTTGATGTAACCATCGTTGGCTTGAACACGACGAACTACCAAATCTTCGGAAATGTTACGAGCACAACTGCGCCTGCATTTGCCGATCAATAATCTTGTCGGGGGCTTCGGCCCCCATTATTGGAGGCTGTTATGGCTGATACAGTTACAAGCAAAACCATTGAGGACGGTCCCCGCACAGCAATTATTGCGTTTACAAACGTAAGCGATGGGACTGGCGAGTCCGCTGTTAAGAAGGTGGACGTTTCTGCGCTTTCCTCAGACCCGATGGGTAAAGGCGCCTGCACTGGCGTCAACATAGAGTGCATCTGGTTCTCTACTGTCGGCATGGGCGTGAAGATTTTGTTTGATGCCAGCACCGACGTTCTGGCATGGGAAGTGCCTGCGGACTACGCAGATACTGCGGATTTTTCTGAGTTTGTTGGATTGGTAAATAACGCAGGCTCAGGCAAGACAGGCGATATCAACTTTACAACTGTGGGTCATTCTTCTGGCGACTCCTACAGTATCGTTCTTAAGCTGAAGAAGAGCTACGGCTAATGAGAGAGTATTACAAGAAAGGCGGTAAGACTAAGAAAAAGTCTAAGTCTCGCGTGAATGAGGCAGGTAATTATACAAAGCCCACCATGCGTAAGCGTCTGTTTAACAAGATAAAAGCTGGGGGAAAAGGTGGCAAGCCGGGGCAGTGGTCTGCCCGTAAAGCACAAATGCTTGCTCAACAGTACAAGAAAGCTGGCGGTGGGTATAAAGACTGATGGCAGAACTAACTTTGGCGCAAAAGCGCAAGATGATTGCTGAGCTGAAGAAAGCGTCGAAAACGCACGCGGCCCAAGCGGCACGGCTCGAAAAGACGCTTCCCAAGAAAAAGAAGAATGGCTCTTAAAAAATCGCAAAAGTCGCTTAAGAAGTGGACTAAGCAGAAGTGGCGCACAAAGTCTGGCAAGCCCAGCACTCAGGGCAAAAAAGCTACTGGCGAGCGTTATCTGCCCGAGAAGGCGATCAAGTCGCTGTCTGACAAGGAGTACGCGGCAACCAGTCGCAAAAAACGAGCCGATACCAAAAAGGGCAAGCAACACTCCAAGCAACCCAAAAAGGTGGCCAAGAAGACGGCGAGGCATCGAAAGTAATGCGTGCGTATTACAAGTCTGGCGGAAAGGTCAAGAAGAAGTCTATGGCTTGTAACAAGCCAAGGCGCACCCCCGGACACTCAAAGAAAAAGTTTGTGGTCAAGGCGTGTGAGGACGGCAAAGAGAAGCTGATCCGCTATGGCGACAAAAACATGAAGATCAAAAAGAATCAGCCGGGAAGGCGAAAGTCGTTCCGTGCTAGGCACAAGTGTGACTCTAATCCACCAAGCAAGCTGTCGGCTCGCTATTGGTCGTGTAAGAACTGGTGATGATATGCCGATAAGCAGAGCGCAGATGGGCAAGCAGATCAAAAACGCGCCCAAGTCTAGGAAGATAAAGGCGGCTAAGTGTAGAAATGGCTTGGCTCGCAAGGGCAGGACAAGAGGAAGGAAGGTCTAATGGCCACGAGCGGAACAACTGGCTTTACTCTGGACTTGTCAGACGTTATCGAAGAAGCGTATGAGCGAGCTGGTCTGGAGCTGAGAAGCGGCTATGACTATAAAACAGCTCGACGTAGCCTAGACCTACTTATGTTGGAATGGCAGAACAGGGGGTTGAACCTTTGGACTGTTAGAGACGCGACAGTTTCTCTTGTTGCCGGGACGGCGTCATACACTCTTGGCGTTGACAAGTTAGACATTATTGAGGGATTGCTTCGCACAGACGCTGGGGATACATCAAAGCAGTCTGATCTAACCATGCAGAGAATCTCTGTTAGTCAGTATGCACATCAAACAAACAAGCTAACACAGGGTAGGCCGTTACAGTACTACGTTGAGCGCAAGCCAACCGGCATAACACTTCACTTCTGGCCTGTCCCTGATGCCACAACGAGCTACACCTTTGCTTATTACTATATGGACAGGATTGAGGATAGCGGTAGGCCGGCATCAAACAATATGGACGTTCCGGCAAGGTTTTTGCCGTGCTTGGTTGCTGGGCTTGCCTATCAGGTCGCGAGCAAAAGGCCCGAGGCATTGCAGTTGGCGCCGGCACTCAAGCAGGTTTACGAAGAGCAGTGGAATCTAGCGTCTGATGCGGCAAGAGAAAAGGCCGCTCTGTATGTTGCGCCCGGAGGCTACAGCAATATATGAGTAGTTATGCCAAGGGTAAAAAAGCATTTGGCTTTTGCGACAGAACTGGATTTAGGTATCCGCTGAGAGACCTTGTTCGCCAGATAGAAGACGGTAGATGGAATGGTCTGTTGGTGGGTCGTGATGTTGTTGATCAAGATCAGCCTCAGCTAAAGCTCGGTGATGTTAACGCAAGCGACCCACAGGCGCTCAGGTTTCCAAGGCCAGACGATAGCCTAGACGAAAGCCGTGCGCTTTCTGCCTTTGATCCTGTTGGCGGGGGAAATACTGCCTTGGGTAGCCGCACCGTCGGTCTGGACATGGCTGGGGAAGTGGGCCGTGTGACGGTGGAGATATCTTAATGGCGTTCACCTTTACCACTCTGAAGCAGGCTATACAGGACTACACAGAGTCAAATGAGACAACATTCGTCAATAACCTGACGACAATCATAAAACAAGCCGAAGACAGAATACTGAAGCGGTGTCAGCTCCCTGATTTCAGGAAGAATGTTACTGCTAACATGTCGTCAGCAAACCAGTATCTGGCGATGCCGACTGACTTCTTGACGCCATACTCGCTTGCGATAGACAACTCGGGATACGACTACCTTATATTCAAAGATGTAAACTTTGTTAGGCAGGCATATCCGTCCTCGTCGACAACTGGCATACCTAAGTATTACGCAATATTCAGCGATACCTATTTTTTGATTGGCCCGACGCCAAATGCGAATTTTGCAGTGGAGCTACACTACTTCCACAAGCCAGAGTCTATTACAGCGGCGTCCTCGGGAACCAGTTGGCTTGGCACTAACGCGGAGTCAACCCTGCTGTATGGTTGTCTTCTGGAGGCATACACATTCCTGAAAGGCGATGCCGACCTAATGCAGTTGTACGCACAAAGGTATGAAGAGGCTGTTTCTCGTCTGGAGGAGCTGGGTGAAGGTTACAACACAACCGACAGCTACCGTAGTGGTGCCGTAAGGAAACCTAGAACGTAATGCTTGAGCTTGAGGTGGGGAGTGTTGCAGTTCAAACAACAAGCAACCGAGGGTTTACTCCGGAGGAGGTTGCTGAGCGATGCCTAGACCGCATTATAAATGTGTCGTCTTCCGCGCCACAGGCACTAAAGGATCAGGCGCTTGCATATCGCGACGACATTCGCGCTGTTTTGCTGTTTTACATGCGTGAAGCCATAAACAGTGATCGCACTACTATTTACAACGCTCTGGTAGAAGCAGGGCAAAAAGACCTAGCCGAGGCTATCAGGAGGCTCTGAATGGCGTTTAGTGGAAACTTTATGTGTACCTCGTTCAAGAAGGAATTGCTTGAGGGCGTACACAATTTCAAGAACTCTGGTGGAAGCACGTTCAAACTGGCCATGTATACCAACAGTGCCTCTTTTACTGCGGCGACAACTGCATACACCACATCGAATGAGGTTAGCGGGACTGGATACACTGCTGGCGGAGCATCCTTGACTAGAGTAGATCCAACAACGTCCAGCACTACGGCGTTTACGGACTTTTCTGACTTAACATTTAGCACGGCGACTGTGACCGCTCGGGGAGCGTTGATATACAACGACAGCGCATCAGGAGATCCAACTGTTGTTGTGCTGGACTTTGGCGCAGATAAGACATCTACAGCCGGAGATTTTACGATTGTGTTTCCCACGGCTGATGCGAGTAACGCGATTATTCGGATAGCGTAATGGCTGATGTCATTGTCCCCCTCACTGGGTGGGGGCGAGATGGCTGGGGCGCCCTCGGCTGGAATGAGGGTAGTGTCACCAACTCAGGAGCTACAGGTGGCGTAGGATCTGTTTCGGTCCCTGCCGACGCAAGCGTATCTGTTACAGGGCTTTCCGCTACAGGCTCGGTTGGTTCCGCAACGGTTACAGCAGGGGCCAGTGTAAGCGTCACGGGACTCTCTGCAACTGGCTCTGTGGGCTCGGTCACTGTTGTTGCTGAGGCTAACGTAAGTGTTACGGGGCTTGCGGCAACAGGTTCTGTGGGGTCGGTAACAACCACCGCAGATTCAAACACAAGTGTTACAGGGCTTGCGGCAACCGGATCGGTTGGCTCAGTCACTACGACAGCGGGCGCAAGTGTTTCTGCAACAGGTTTTGCGGCAACGGGCGCTGTCGGCTCCGTTACGATTCAGACTGTTAACAATGTAGACGTTACGGGCGTTTCGGCTACCGGAGGTGTTGGGTCTGTTACCACCGTGGCTCAAGCGGGCGTGTCCGTAGAGGGCGTGTCTGGCTCGGGCGAGGTTGGTTCTGCACTGGTCTGGGGTGTAATTGTTCCAGATCAAACACCAAATTATGTAGAGATTGAGCCCTCTCAGTCTGCGGGCAATTCAGAAATAAGTCCTTCTCAGTCAGCAGGGTACTCGACAATAAGTCCGTCGCAGTCACCCGGATGGACAGAGGTGGCTCCGTCACAAACGCCAAACTATGAAGATATTGCGGCATAAGAGGATTGGTTAATGGCCAGCACTTATACAACTAACCTTGGTATTGAGAAGATTGGAACTGGCGAGCAGTCAGGGACATGGGGCGATACCACCAACACTAACTTTGACATCTTAGATGAGGCGGTTAATGGAATTATTTCAATCACGCTTTCGTCTGCGGGAAGCTCTGGATCTCCTACAGCCCTGCCCATAACGGATGGTGCCTCATCTAATGGTAGAAACAAGTTTATTGAGTTTGTGGATGGCGGAGATTTGGGCGGCACGGCGTATGTGCAACTCACGCCAAATAACGCGGAGAAAATTGTTCACATCCGCAACAGCCTGTCTAGTAGCCGGTCAGTTATTGTCTTTCAGGGCACTTACAACGCATCCAATGACTTTGAGATTGTAAACGGCGCAGATGTTCTGCTGAAGTTTAATGGCGGTGGATCAGGGGCCACAGTCACAGACGTTAATGTTGACTTGACAGTGACAGGCGCAACTATTGCCACTGCTGACATCAACGGTGGAGCTATTGACGGCACCGTTATCGGGGGTGCTTCTGCCGCCGCAATCACTGCCACAACCATTACTGGCACCACTATAACCGCCAGCACGGCGGTAGTCCCGGATGCTAGCGATGGCGCAACATTAGGATCAACCTCTTTGGAGTGGTCTGATCTGTACCTTGCAGACGGTGCCGTTGTGTTTTTTGGCGATGATCAAGACATCACGCTGACGCACGTTGCAGATACGGGTCTGACACTTAAACACGCCAATACCGGGGACGACAAGTTTCCCACGTTCTTGTTAGCCACCGGCGATACAGATATTGCCGCAGATGACAAGCTGGGTGTAATTAACTTTCAGGCTCCCGATGAGGGCGCAGGCACAGACGCAATACTGGTTGCCGCGGGCATAGAAGCTGTATCTGAGGGTGATTTTAGCGCCTCTAGCAATGCTACTTCGCTTGTATTTAAAACAGGCGCAAGTGAAGCCGCCGCTGAAAAAATGCGCGTTAATAGTGCGGGTAGCGTGGGGATTGGTACGGCGAGCCCTTCAAGTACCGGATCAACCTATGGATCATTGACATTAAACGGCTCTGCTGGTGGAGAGGTTTTTGTAGCAACTGGCGGTACAACTAAAGGTACTTTATTTAATTACTCATCAGATGCAAACAATGTGGGCCTTGCGGCAACAGACTCATCTGGAGATTTGTTGTTTAGCACGGGCGGCTTTAATGAGCGTATGCGTATTAATAGCTCTGGCGACATCTCAATTGGCTCATCTTCAAACCATGCTGGCGCAAGAGTTGTTATTAACGACACCCCGCCAACAGCCTTTGGCAGTCCGATGTTTCAAGTCGGTCAAGAGACATTCACGGGTAGCGGGATGTACTCTATTGGTTTTGGGTACACGGCTGGAAGTTACACAGAGCCGCCCGTAGAGATTGCCGCGATCACAACATCAGATTCTGGCGGCACAAAAGCCGACATTGTTTTTGGTACTAGAAATGTAACAACAAACACGGCTGTAACAGAAAGAATGAGAATTGCCGCAAGTGGTGCAGTATCTGTAACTGGTGCGTTTTCTAAAGGTTCTGGATCATTTAAGATTGATCATCCATTAGATGCCAAAAAAGATACGCACCATTTAGTTCATTCTTTTATAGAAGGGCCACAAGCAGACTTAATTTACCGAGGTAAAGTTGATCTTGTTGATGGATCTGCAACCGTAAATTTAGATACTGTTGCAACAATGTCTGCTGGTACTTTTGTTTCGCTTAACACTAATGTTCAGTGTTTTACTAGCAACGAGTCTGGATGGACTGCTGTAAAAGGTTCTGTTGCTGGCAATGTACTAACAATTACTGCGCAGGCGTCTTGCACAGATACTGTGTCTTGGATGGTAGTTGGTGAACGTTGTGATAAACACATGCTTGACACAGAGTGGACAGACGATAACGGTAAAGTAATTGTTGAGCCTTTAAAGTCATAATGAATGGATCCTTTATCTTTAATTGCCATGGCGTCGACCACCTTCAAAGGTATACAGACGCTAGTAAACAGAGGTGCAGAGATTGAGCATGCTTTCGATTGGAAGGCAGACGGGACTCATCAAAAGTACGGCGTGATCGCACAAGAGCTGATTGAAGTGGCACCGGAAGCGGTTAGCGTAGGGGATGATGATGACAAAACTATGGCTGTCGATCATGCCAAACTTGTCCCTATGATGATTAAGGAAATACAAGATTTGAAGGCCGAAGTAGCGGCACTAAAAGGAGCATAAACCATGGCACATGCATGGACTGTAGGCGGAATGGACTACGATGTTTCGTCAGGCGGCAAAACTAACGTAGTGACTACCGTACACTGGCGCTGTTCAAAAACTGATGGCGATCACAGCGGATCATCTTATGGGTCTGTAGGGCTTGCGGCTCCGAGCGGGTCTTTTGTTGAGTGGGCTGATATTACAGAAGCAACTGCCGTTGGTTGGGCTAAAGCGGCTTTAGGCGCAGATGAAGTGACCGGCATCGAAGCCGGCGTTGACGCACAAATTGCAGAAGAGGCTAACCCCACGACAGGCGAAGGCGTTCCGTGGTCGTCAAGCTAGAGCTTAGTGTAGAGGAAGTTAACTCAGTGCTACAGGTTTTAGGCGAAATGCCCACTAAATCCGGCGCATGGCCACTGGTTGTTAAGATCAAAGAGCAGGCTGAAAGTCAGGTCGAGCCAGAAGCAGAAAGCAATGACTAATGGACCCGTTATCCATGATCGCGATGGCGTCTACCACGTTCAAGGGCATCAAGACGCTGGTAGACAGAGGCGCAGAGATTGAGCATGTAGCGCAGAAGCTCGGGGCTTGGTATGGCTATGCGGCTGATATCAAGCAAATCGAAAAAGAAGCGGAAAGTCCCGGTATATTTAAGAAACTGTTTGATGGGAATACCGTTGAACAGCAGGCGCTTAATAGCGTCATTGCAAAGAAAAAGCTAGAAGAGCAAGAGAAGCAAATCAGAGAGCTGATCGTTTGGGCGTATGGCGTCGAAACTTATCAGGAGATGATCATGCTTCGCAGAAAAATTAAGGCTCAACGCGAGCAAGCCATATACAAGCAAAGGCGAAGACGCCGGATGTTTGTCGACGGGGCTCTTTTGCTTGTCGGTTTGGCGGTGGGGGCTAGTATAATTTACGGGACGGTAATATTTATACGGGGAGCATCATGAAAAGACTGTTTATCTTGCTGGGCTTTGTGTCTGCGTCTGTCATGGCGAAGACAGTTATTCTGTATGACGACGGTACACAGTACACCGTGGAGAATAACGAGAAAGTGTACGTCAGTGATTACTCTCAGCTATACCACTTCAAGCAGTGGGGTGACGGCGACATAGATTTGAGAAAGGTGTCGCCAAGCGTCAAGCGTGATCATGTGTACCAAGAACCGAGTGGCGAGGGCGAGTTAGGCAGTCCGCAGTGGTGTGAGACGTATGTTCCTTGGTCAGAAGGACTGAACTTCAACATGACCGCGTGGCAGAAAGTTTGCGATGTCAATGACGATGGCATTTACGATATGTGTGACTATTACGAGCCTACCGGCATCCAGACGTTTGAAGAAATCGAATGGCAGGACAGGTGCAACGACGGTGATCCTTGGGATGGCTCGTAAAAGTCTTAGGGTGAAGGTTGCACGCGGAATTACTCAGACTCGGCGTGATGTCAGGAGTGTAGTGGCTCGCATAAAGGGCCGTATCTGGACTCTTCAGACTGACCTTAGATTGCGCCTGAAAAAGGCCAAAAAGGCTCTCCGTAAGGCGTGGAGTAAGTTCTGGAAGTGAACGAGCAAAGATTAGAGCGAATTGAAAGTAAGCTCGACAAGGTGTCCTATTCAGTAGCTGACTTTGCCCGGATAGAGGAAAGACTGCTTTCGGCGTTCAAGCGACTAGAGCGCCATGAAAAGCAGATTGACCGGCATGCTGATGACATCAAAACACTGACCAGTAGTGTGCTAACTAACTCCAGAACGCTTCAGTTTGGGGAGCGGGTATTCTGGATTGTAGTCACGGCAGGCGTCTCGCTTGCAGTGTACTTGAGGGGCTAAGCTATGTTGCAGGCGTTGATTGGGCCGGTCACGGGGTTGTTGGACAAATTTATTCCAGATGCAGATGAAAAGGCGAGGTTGGCGCATGAAATTGCAACCATGTCCGAACGACACGCACAGGAGCTTGCCAAGGGCCAGTTGGAAATCAACAAGGCCGAAGCGGCGCATAAGTCACTGTTTGTCGCAGGGTGGAGGCCATTTGTTGGGTGGACTTGTGGTGTTGCTCTGGCTTGGCACTTTGTTGGCCAGCCTCTCGTTGTTTTTGGGATTGCAGTGGCTGGTGTTGACACCCCTGAATTACCTGTATTTGAGATGGAAAGCCTACTCACAGTTCTTCTCGGAATGCTCGGTCTTGGTGGTTTACGAACCCTTGAAAAAACCAAAAACATAGCTCGAGAAAAATGACACCAGAGACATTTGATAAGTGGCGCGTCGTACCAAGAGTGCTGGTTCTGATGATGGCATGGGCAACGTGGGACGTAATTCACTGGTTTACAACTTTGTCAGACCCCACTTTTGAGCAGGCCGGTTTGGTTTCCGTGTGTACGGGCGCCATGACGGCTGTTTTTGGGCTGTTTTTGGGGCAGGGCAAGAAGGAGTGAGCTACTTCTCAGAGGACGAGCTGAAGTGTCAACACTGCGGCAAGTACAAGTTTGATGAGGGTGTGCTCAAGATTCTGAATGCAATTCGCAGAGAGTTTGGCCCCATGCCTGTTAACAGCGGTTATCGCTGTGCTGATCACCCGATAGAGGCAAAAAAACAACAGCCGGGAGCGCATTGCACAGGTAAGGCTGTTGATATTGGTGTCAGCAGGGGCGATGCCTACAAGCTGATAGAGGTTGCACTGGCTCATGGGTGCCCAAGAATAGGTGTTAATCAGAAGGGTGAGGGGCGTTTTGTGCATTTGGATTGGGATTATGATCGGCCATACCCAACTGTTTGGTCGTATTAGCGAGGTGTAACCGTGCCGCTGTCGAAGATTGCATTTGCCCCCGGCATAAACAAGGAAGGCACCCAGTACACCGCCGATTCTGGCTGGTTTGATTCTGACAAGATACGCTTTCGCAAAGGTCGTGTTGAGAAGATTGGTGGCTGGCAGAAGTACATAGCAGGCACAATCAAGGGCGTGGCCCGTTCGTTAATGGACTGGGGCACAAAGGATGGTCAGACATTTCTAGGTATCGGCACAAACCTAAAGTTCTACATTGAGTCAGGTAAGTCGCTAAACGACGTGACGCCGATCAGAGCTACGACAACTAACGCCGCGACTTTTGCGGCCACAAACGGCTCCTCATCAATCACCGTAACAGACAGCTCTCATGGCGCTACGGCAGGTGACTTTGTAACTTACTCTGGGGCGGCTACGCTCGGCGGAAATATTACTGCGGCGGTGCTTAATCAGGAGTATCAGGTGGTTGTTGTCCTTACAGCTAACACCTACACCATAGCGGCAGTGGACACCAGCGGAGCCGCCGTGACCGCAAACTCCAGTGACACAGGAAATGGCGGCGGATCTGTAACGGCGGCATATCAGCTCACTACAGGGCTGAACAGCTATGTATCGTCAACTGGATGGGGTGTGGGCGCATGGAACGCAGGCGCGTGGGGTTCTGTGACATCGATAACACTGGCAAATCAACTTAGGCTGTTTAGTCAGGACGCTTTCGGTGACGATTTAATCTTCAACCCTCGGACAGGTAGTGTCTTTTTTTGGGACAAGTCATCAGGTCTTTCCACTAGAGCGGTTGATATCAGCACCTTGAGCGGGGCAAGCAATACGCCGACAGCCGCGCTTCAGGTAATGGTTTCGGACATAGATCGCCATGTCATTTGTTTTGGCGCAAATCCTATTGGGGGATCAGATTTAGATCCGCTTTTAGTTCGCTGGTCTGATCAGGAGAATGTTGCAGACTGGACGCCGACGGCTACAAACAGTGCCGGTGGTCAGGTTCTGTCTGTTGGCACTCAGATCATAGGCGCACTGAAGACAAGACAGGAAATAATCATAAGCACCGACAATGGGCTTACGTCGATGCGGTTTGTTGGGGCGCCGTTTGTTTTTTCATTCACCCCAGTGGCAGAGCACGTTCGATTCGCATCTCCTAATGCCGCTGTCGTGGCGGCTGACACCCTGTACTTTATGGACCCCGGCGGCTTCTACGTTTACAGGGGCGCGGTGCAGAGACTGCCATGCTCTGTTCACAGGTATGTTTTTGACAACCTTAATTATGATCAGATATACAAGGTATTTGCGACGACAAATGCCGATTACTCTGAGGTAACGTGGTATTACCCTATTGGATCTAACAGCTCAGACATCACTAACTATGTGTCATACAACTACTTGGAGCAGGTGTGGGCTGTGGGCACCTTGAGCCGTGGCGCATACATACCGACAGCGACACAACAGTACCCGATTGCGGCGACAAATGATGTCGATAACCCGCTCACCAACTACCTGTACAACCATGAGATTGGCTACGACGGAGACGGCGCAGAGATAACCGCCTTTGTTGAGTCTGGCGACCTTGGCGTTGGTGACGGTGAGGCTTTTATGATGGTCAATCGGATTATCCCCGACTTTACATTTACGGGCGACAAGACCGAGGCAAGCCTAGAAATAAAGCTGAAGGGCAGAAACTTCCCGCTTGAGGATGCGTCTGACTTGTCAACAGCAACAGTGACCAGCTCAACAACGCAATCTCACGTCAGGGCCAGAGCCCGAGAGCAGATCGTCAGGATAGAGTCTAGTGGTCAGGGATACGGGTGGTCTCTGGGTGATCTTCGTTTGGGCATTAGGACGGATGGGAGGCGATAGCAAATGGCATCCAGACCCTTACCTGTAGCGACAGCACAATACGATGCAGAAAACGAGCAGATATCCAGACGAACGATAGAAAACTCGTTTCAGGACTTAGAGGCTAAGGTTGATGGCAATACCACCAAGACGAGCAAAACGTCGTCTCTGGCGCTTCGCCGGTTCCAGTTTTTGCTGATGGGAGCCTCTAGTGGCTGATGCGATAAAGGTTCTTGGTCAAGCAGATGTCAGCGCGACGACCACAACCACGCTGTATTCAGTACCAGATCTAACGCAAACAACTTGTAGCTCACTTGTTATATGTAACAGGGGCGGATCTGGCATCACGTTCCGCGTGAGCATTCATGTAGACAATGCCAGCGCAGACGACAAGCAGTTTATTTTTTTCGATGAAGACTTAGCGGCCACCACGTCGAGAACAGTGGTGATTGGCCTGTGTTTGGGTCAAAAGGACGTGGTCAAGGTCTATGCAAGTGCGGCTAATGTCAGCTTCAACTTATTTGGTGTAGAGACAAGCTAATGATGAATCAATATCCAGCTAAGCCAATGATGGATCAGATGGCGCAGTATGGGCGTTATGGCGACTCCATGCTGGTGCATATGAACCCAGTGGAGGTTGCAGGGATCGCGTCACTGTCCCCGACAGGAAGCCTGACGATCAACCCTGTAACAGGTCAGCCAGAGGCGTTTTTGCCGATACTTTTCGGCGCTCTTGGCGGCGCCTTGAAGCTGGGCACGCTTGGCACGGCGGCGTTAACCGGGGTAGGCACAGCCGCCGCCACAGGAGATATCCGGCGCGGCTTATTAAGTGCCGTGACTGCTGGGGTTGGCGCGAAGCTGTTTGAAGGCATTGGTGGCCTTTTTGACTCTGCCCCAGAAGTATTGGATACGGGCATTGCGGGCGCTGAGACAGCCGGTGCGGCCACTGTGGGCGCTGAGACGGCAGTTTCTGGTTTGGACGCATCTAACGCCACGGCCAACTTGAATTTACTTAATCCTAACAATCCCAACCTGATAGACCCCAGAAATACGCTTGGTCAGATGAAAGAGCAACTGGCTCAGGCAGACCAACTCCTAGATCAATCGGGTGTAACCACTATGGATAGACTGGCTGGGGATCTTCAGCAGTCAAAAGACCTTGTCGCCTCTGTTACCGAACCAGCCGCAAGAACCCCGAACATGAGTGATGCCGTATTTGGCCGAGGTGAACAGCTTGCCCAAGCTGGTCTCGACAGAATCGGAACCACTGGCCAGTTGCTTTTGGGTGGCACTTCCGCGTCGCTAGAAGAGCAGATGAAGATGGAGGATAAATTCGAGCGGGCCGCAAGAGCCCGAATGGCCGAGGCGGAAGAGAAAAAAGCACAGTCCACGGCTGATCTACAGCTTGGATATGCGATGGCACAGCCAGACGCTCCAAGGGGCAGAAGCCCCATGAGGGACCGGATGGATCGTTACATACGGGACTATGGCACCGACCTGTATGCGGCGGGTGGCGGCCAAATGCCCACAATGAAAATGCAGGTTGGCGGCGTTGGCGGCGCGGCCGCCGCCGCAGAGCAATATTTGCGCCAACAGTATCAGCAAAGTGGCTCGTCTTTGCCTTATGACCAGTGGGTCCAAGAGACTTACGGAAACCAAGGAGGTCAAGGGGGTGGAGGGGGTGTCGACACCACGCCTGCTGTAACAACAGACACTCTCGGTCCCATAAATGTGCCACCTACCGATCAAGAGGCGGCTGTTCTTGCGGCGGCTAGAGGAAATACCCCTCTTAGCCCACAAGATCAGCAGATTCTGGAGGGGTATTACAACCGCTACGAGCAGGAAAGGCAGAACCGAGCATCCCAGATTACCGATACGGGCAGTGATTTCGATCTTTCCGCTATCGCCGCAAGTACTGGCATGTTTGGGTACAACCCAACTGCGGATATCGGCGGGATTGATCCGGTGACGATCCAAGCGGGTTTGCGTGGTGATTACGTTATTAGACCTCCAGACGACTACATGCCCGGATTTGAGGCAGAGTTTTCGTATTTTCAAGATGACCCCAATGCGCCATTCATGCCGTACAGGGGCTATAGGCCAGTCACTGGCGGGATTACGTCGGAGGGCGATTATTTCGACCCCATCCTCGACAGAGGTGCCTACAAGAAGAAGTTGGCTGAGTACTACGCGACACTAGCGAGCTATGGATTGGGCGAAGACCGAAGTGATACTGAAGGAGGAGACGGTACTGGTGGCGGCGGCACTGATGGCACAACCAGCCCTGAATACGAAGCAAGAATACAGGAGCTGATGGCTAGAGGCATGACCAGAGAGGAGGCAATTGCAAACCAACAGTTCGCCGTGGAAAGCGGCTATGACCTCAATGGTGATGGAATTGTAACTAACAACGAATACGCAACAGCAATGGGTCAAGACCTTGATGGTGACGGAACAGTAACCAACAATGAGTATGCAATCTCACAGGGTTATGACCTTGATAGTGACGGAACCGTTACCAACAATGAATATGCGGTATCAATGGGGTATGACATTGATGATGACGGCACTGTAACCAACAACGAGTATGCGGTGTCGATGGGTTATGACGCTGATGGCGACGGCACCGTAACTGATAATGAATATGCGGTGGCAATGGGCTACGATCTCGATGGTGACGGCACCGTGACTGATGCTGAGTATGCGGAGTCTAGAGGTATTACTAAGGATGATTACCTGTTGTCGATGGGTTACGACCTTGATGGCGACGGGACGGTGACAAACAATGAGTACGCAGTGTCAATGGGCTATGACCTTGATGGTGATGGAACGGTAACTGATGCTGAGTATGCAGAGGCTACTGGTCTTAACAAAGATGAATCCGATGATAAGACAGCGGCCGAAGAGACAGCGGCCGAAGAGACAGCGCCCGAAGAGACAGCGGCCCCACCTGAAGATCCGATAGATCCAATAATACCTGATGACACGGGAACTGTAGACAAACCCACCGACAACACAGGTGGCATTGATTTATCCACCCTGCCCCCAAGAATAAGAGAGCTGATAGAGTCTGGCCAACTTAACTTAGATACCCTACGAAGATTTTATGGCGGGTTTGGTCCTTTTGCTGGGTACAACCCAGCACAGACAGCGCCACCCCCACCAAAAGACCTAACATCAAGGGCCGGAGCAGGCATTCCTTCTACCCTGCCCCCGAACATACGAAGCTCAATAGAGTCTGGTCAATTTAATCCAGCCAGTATTGCTCAAAGGGGAGGCAGAGGCCGCAGAAGCATGAGCGAGGGCGGTGAGGCGAGAGGGCCCTTAAAAAGCCTTCAAGATTACCTAAAAAGGGCGGCTCAAACTTACGGTGGAATTAACACTACGGGTCAAATTTTTCGTGGGTTAGGTTCTCTGATGGAAAGCAACATACCCCGTGCCGCAACTGATCCACTGCCCTTTGATGACTTCCCATCTGGCCCCACTACGCCCACACCGGACGCACCGTCCAACCAACGAAGAAAGCCATCTTTTGGTCGTTTGGGGCCGATGCCATCTACTGCCAGTCAACAAGCAAAGCCTATTCCAACAAAGACGCCGTCGTTTTCTCGTTTTGAAGAAGGCGGCGATGTAAGACTTCAGACATCTCTTGGTGAGGCTCGGGTGCCCGGAGGCGGCATCGCTGAAGTTGAGACCCAGTTCACGGCTAGACCAGAGAGAGCTGAAATGCCGACAAAAGATGAAATGGACATCTTGGCAATGGCAGTCATGGGCGAGGTTAGCGAGGAGCAACAAGACATGATCGTCAGTGCCTTTACTGAAAAGTATGGGGCTGAGATGTACGCCATGCTTAGGTCAGAGATATTGCGATCAGTTGTGCCGGACGCCCAAACAGAGGGGATGATTCGGGGCAATGGCGGTGGTATGGACGATAAGATTCCCGGTATGATTGGCGCTCAACAGCCTGTTGCTGTGTCGCCCGGAGAGTTTATCGTTCCGGCAGATGTAGTTTCGGATCTGGGTGATGGAAGCTCAGACTCTGGAGCTGACGAGTTATACGCAATGATGGAGCGTGTGCGAAAGGCTCGGGGCGGCAACGGCGAACAGCCCCCAGCAATTAACGCACGGACAAATATGCCAGCATGAATATTAGTTTAGTCCCTTCCGAGCACATCACTGATGTTTGGTCTCAGGTTAGGGGCTATCTAGAAGATGCAGTGGCAACATCGAATGGGCGCTGGACAACAGAGCATCTATGTTTTGCTTTAGCTTCTGGGCGATCTCAGCTCTGGATCGCATTCGATGATCAGCAGGAAATTATTGGCACGCTTACCACCGAAGTTACCAGCTACCCAGCTAGGCGAGTGTTATCCATGCACTTTCTTGGGGGAAGAGACTTCGATTTGTGGTATGGCGAGTTATTACAGCAAATATCCAGATTCGCAAAAGACGCAGGTTGTGACGGCCTTGAAGGGGTGGCGCGTTTTGGATTCTGGAAATTCCTTAAAGAGGATGGATTTGAAAAGACATCCGCGTTTTATGAGAAGGGCATAAAGAATGAGCCGTAGGAATTTATTATGAGTAAGAAAGGCGGAGGTGGTGGCGGCGGTCCCAGCGAACAGACAGTAATACAGTCCAATCTGCCTGAGTATGCAGAACCGTTTTACCGGAGTCTATTGGCCCGTGTTGGTTATGAGAGCGCATTGCCATATGAGGCGTATCCGGGGCAAAGACTGGCTTACTTTAACCCTGCCGAGCAAGAAGCTCAGCGCAGGTTTGAGCAACTTGGCGTGTCTGGCACTCCTGATGAGTTGTTAGCGGCAGGTGACATTGCGGCGCAGGTAGGACAGGGCAACCCGTTCGCGGCGACAATGCTTGGTGGTCAGTATCAGGCGCTAGACGCCGGGCTTAATTACATGCCCACACAGGACACAATAACCAGCAGTTTGCCTACCGCTTATACAGCAGGATCATTTACTGACCCGACAACAGTCGAGACGTACATGAACCCTTATCAGCAACTTGTTGTAGATCAGCAGAAGGAAGAGGCAAAAAGACAGTCGGACATCATGGCACAGCAAGCGTCCTTGCAGGCGGCGGGGTCTGGCAGTCTTGGTGGGTATCGTGAAGCGATCATGCAGGCTGAAAGGGAGCGGAACCTAGCAGATCAGCTTGACCAGATACAGGCAGAGGGATCACAGCGTGCATTTACTGAGGCTCGTCAGGCTTTTGGCGAGGATCAATTAAGGAAGCAACAACAGTTTCAGACCGGACTTAGTCGGTTTCAGGCCGGCATTGGCGCCCTCTCTGATGCGGAGCGTCTTAATCTTCAAAGACTGCAAGCAAACGAGGCGGCACGTCAGCAACAGGCTCAACTGGCTCAGGGTGCCTTTGGACAGTTGCTATCTGCTGATCAGCAAAGGCTTGCGGCGGCAGGGATGCTGGGCGATTTCGTGTCACAGCGTCAGGCTATGGAGCTGGAAAGGCTCCGGCAGATGCAGGCGTCTGGTCAGATCGAGCGAGAGCTTATGCAACGCGGTCTGGATATCGGCTACACCGACTTCCTCAGACAGCAGGCGTTTCCGAAAGAACAGCTATCTTTCTACAGCTCAATGCTCCAAGGCGTTCCGATTGCGCCGGGGCAAGTATCACAGTCTTATGGCATTACCCCTTCCGTTACCCAGCAGTTGTTGGGCTCAGGCATAGCGGGTGTCGGCCTGTATAACGCGCTCAGAGGGGGCTAAGCCATGATTTCTAACATCCTTGAGCAGGAAGACATTATTAAAGGCTTGCCTGATGCGGCTTTGCAGAAGGAAGCCCGAGCACCCTCGGGTGCGCTTCAGCAGTTTCTGGTTGTCTCAGAGATCAAGCGTCGCACAGACATGCGTAAAAGCCATGAAAACCAGATGAAGGAACAGCCACAGGGCACTGTGGCAGATCAGATCGTAATGGAGGGCATCGCAGGCATGATGCCCCAGCAGGGCGTGGGCATGCCCCCTCAGATGGGTCCGCAGATGCCTCCCCAAGGCATGCCTCCACAAGGTGGGCCACAGATGCCCCCGCAAATGCCACCACCGGGAATGCCTCCGATGGGGATGGCGTCAGGCGGGATAGTGCGGATGGCGAATGGCGGTCTCACTGGGATGCCCGGAGAGAATGCGCTCGCAGGCATGCAGGCTGAGCTTATGGCGAGAGCTAGAGTCCTCGCTCAAACAACGGGCAGATCCATCGAAGAGGCGTATCAGGCGTTGCTCAGAGAGGCCCAGATGAACATGCCTGATTACAGCATGATTGCCCCTGCTGGCATGGGTGAGCTTCCGTCAATGGATATGCCATCTGGAACTCGCCCCCCAAAAGCGGTTACTGGCGGTATTGACCTTGGCGCATTAGGAGATATTGATTCGGCTGTTGGCGATGGCTTTATGTCGACCTACAGACTAATACCGCAGTATTCAACAAGGGACTACCTAGGAGAGGGTTTATCTGCGATTGAGCCCGTCGGAGACTACATCGCCGGTAAGGGGGATGCACTGCTTGAAGGGATCGGTACTTTGAGAGAACTCCTTCCTGACAACCCAGCTCGCTCCGTCAAGGACTTCGCTCTAGGTCCGTTCGCGGATAACAGAGAGATGATAGCGGCGGCGGACAGGATCAGGCCGGTGGTTGAGGACATGAATCAGGTTCGCATGGATGAACAGGCTAGGCTTCTTGCGGACTTGCAGTTAGATGCAATGGAAGGCGATGAGCAGGCCGCTAAGCAGGTTGCAAAGTTGCTTACAAGAACCGATGCTCAAGTGCAGGGTGGAGGTGTTGAGGTTCAGCCTAACGCCGGCGCAGGCGTGGCGTCAGGGTCGGCCTTAGGAAACCCCAAGGGCGATCCAGACGCAGAGACAGTGGCTCTTGAGACCGTGATCGCGGCACAGGGCGAGGGCGAGTCTCCGGCACGGGCATCCTTCAACAGCGCAATATCAAGTATAGATGAGCTAATTTCTGACCTGAAAAACAAAGAAACTCAGCAATCACCAGCTCTTGACTTGTCAGAGTTAATTGCAGACTCCAAGAGAATGGCCAAAGCAAACGCGCTTATGCAGTTGGGTGCTGGCATTGCCGCCGGAGACACTGCGAAAGCCCTTTCTGCCGCTGGCACTGCCGCCGCTAAGGGAATGCAGGACGCCAGAACACTGGATATGAAGAAGCGTTTAGCTGAATACCAAGCTGGAAGAGAAGATATTCGTCGTGGCGAGCAACGTGACCTTGACATAGCCAAGCTCGGACTCCAGAGAGAGCAGTTGTCGTTGCTGTCTGAAAAGTATCAGAACGAGCTTGCAAAAGCCGCAAGTGTTGGCAGAAACGAACTGTTTAGGACCGCCAGCTCAATAGTTGACGCGGCAATGGCCGGTTCTACAGAGGTTGATCCTGATGCGAGAAAGCAACAGGCATATGCTCTGATGAATGAGTTTTTAACTCTGTACGCACCAACCTTCGGTGTTACGAGCATCCCCACGTTACCAACAGGCGGCTCTGGAGCGGGTGCCGCTGTAGATCCGGCGCAGTTTGATCGAACCGGTGGCTAGTCTTAATGAGTTATGATCTGGGCGCGGCAAGAGCCGCCGGCCTATCAGACAGGCAGATTATAGATTATCTCTCAGAAAGCAGAGACTATGATGTCTCTGGCGCCTTGCAAGCCGGTCTTTCTGAGTCGCAGATCGCAGAGTACATGTCCGGCATGGACATTGACGACACGTCATTTCTAGGCTCTGTTAGCGAGGCCGTGCGTCGTATCCCCGGTGGCTTGGCAAGGGGTATTACCAGCACATTCACGGGTGCTGGCCAGCTCATTCCCGGTCTTGATGATGACAAGTTAGTAGAAACACAGCGCAGTATCGACGAATCCATCAGGGAAACTCTGGGCTACGACCCCGACTACGACGACAGCAATATCGCCGCGATTGGTGAGGCAGTGGGCCAGATTGGCTCGTTTATGCTCCCCGGTCTTGGAATGGCCAAGCTGGCAACAGTTGGGAGAGGAGCGCAAACAGCCCTTGGTGCTGGAATAGGCTCTGCCCAAGGACTTGCCCTTGGCGCAGAGGAGCGCCAACAGGCAATGGACCGTGGCGTTGACATATCTGAGGTACAGAAGAACCTGTCGAAAGCATCAGATGTGGCGATTGGCGCCTTAGAGGTCGCAGGTGTCCCGCTAAAGATACTGCGGGGCCTGCCAAAGCGGTGGGAAGACACCCCAGAGGGCGGAGTCCTGATGAGAAGGCTCCGGTCAGCAGTTGCTGGTGGCTTCAGGGAGGGCACTCAGGAGGCCATTTCCGGCATCGCAAGAGATATATCTGCGTCCTCAATATACGATCCAGACAGACCGATTGGCGATAGCGTTGTTGATGATTTTGCTGTGGGCGCTGGTGCTGGTGGCATATTCGACTTTGCGTTTAGCCTTGCCACAGGCAAGTACAAGCGTAGAGCGCCGGACGATCCCCCAGAGATACAGGAGCCCACACCCGAAGAGGCTGAGGCGGAAAGGGCGGCAAGGGTTCGTGAGGACGAGAAGGCCGAGGCGTTCAAGGATCAGGAGATTGAGGCGGCTAGAGCAACTGAGCGGGTTCAGGGAGACCTTGTTGGCCCCCCGACAGCAGAGGTTGCAGAGCAGGGCATGGTCATCCCCGGTCGCTCTGAGCAGTTAAGAGAAAATTTTCAGTACGGCAGAGACCTTGATCAGCCAGAGTATGGGCTGAATATCGAAGAGTCTACAGCAGAGAGAATTGCAAACCGGATCGCCACTAGGCTCGGTTCAAATATGCCGCTTGGGGTCAAGTTTGACCCGAAAAAAGACAGAATCACTGCTGATGGCGTTGAATATGGGCCGGTCATCAAGGACGAGCAGAAGCGTCAAGAGGTTGCCAATAGGCTCACATCTAGAAGTCAGCGTCAGATACCCATTGTCGAGGGCATCACCCCTCTTGCAGAGTCTTACAATGTCAATGCCGTAGAGCTTAAAAGAGAAGCTCAGGGGTTGATGCTTGAGGCGGATCAGCTCGACAAGCAAATTGATGTCGAGCAGAAGGAGCTAAACGAGGCATCGAGAAGACGTTTTAGCACGCCAGTTACCGTGGAGGACGACCTTCTCACCGCTGTGGCAAAGCTGGGCGGCATAGATACCGAGCTTGCAAGACAGGACGGCATAGAATCATCCAGAAATCCCAAGCCATTTAGAGGCAAAAATAGGGTCATCAAGAACAACGGGCTGTCGTTTGATGACATGGGCGAGTTACTTGCTGACAACGGTTTTTACGCATTGCGGCCAACAGCAAATCAAGTCCTTGAAGACATAGACAATGCTCTTAACAAGTTCGATGAAAATGCCCTGTACGACGGAGAGGGCAAATTTCAGCCTTCTCCTGACGCCCTCACTTTCCTTGGCGGCTCCAAAGGCGCTGAAATACAAGACAAGAAGCGCAACCTCTTAGAAAAAGAACAAAGGCTTGACCAGATCAGTTACACGCTGAAAGAGCTGGATAACAGAGATCCCTCCACCGTTTCGTCAGAGATAGAAGCGGCACAGCTTGAAGAGTTTCAACGACTAGCCGATGAAACTGCCGCGTCCCAGCCCCCACTTGAAGCTGTAGAGCCCGTAGATGCTCGGGATAGGGATACAGCCCAAGCCGCCGCCGAGGCAGAGCGAGATTTGCCACCCACAGAGCCGGTTGCGGCTCAAGATGCCCCGCCACGAGACATCCCCGCCCAAGAGGCCCAGCCAGACCCCGCCGCGCCTCAGGCAATCGTCCCGTATGACCCCAATGACACCGACATAGCAAGGAACCTGCGTCAGGCTTTGGAGCGTTTTGGTGTTGCTGATCAGTTCACAGCAAGGCTGGTTGATCAGGTTGGCAAAGCAACCTATGACGCAGACGGCAATGTTGTCGTGGCGCCAGACCCTAATGCTCTGGAGGAGCAGGCCAGAGCCGAGGAGGAGGGCAGGCCATATGTTGTGGAGGGCAACTTCAGCCCCCTAACCAGACTAATACAAGTTAGCTTGGATGCGGTGCGGCCCAAGGTCGAGGCTGGAATGACCTACGATCAGGCTGTCGCAGACATTCTCAACCACGAGATTGTCCACGCACTGCGTCGTCTTGACTTGTTCACAGCAAAGGAGTTCAGCTTACTCGAGCGGGTAAGCCGCAAGTATATCAAGCCAGATAGCGGCGTAACCTACGCAAACTGGGCTTCATCAACATACGCAGATGGCACTCCTGTAGAGATTCAGGAAGAAGCAATAGCGGAGATGATCCGCGACGCCCTGACTCGTGGTGTTGTCATAGACGGCAGGCAAACCAAGCCCACCGGCAAGATACGCCAGATGATCAACAAGATCGTCGAGCTGTTCAAGCAACTTGCTGGATTCTCCCAGAACCAAGACATCAACTCGTTCTCTGAGTTGGTCGAGTCAATCAAGTCCGGCGATGTTGGCAGAAGAGAGCGGGGCGTTGTCCGCACCCAGATGGCCGTGGAAAGAGAGGCTGGCGCGATACCAGAGCGTGGCGTCACCTCTGAGATTCTTGGATTCCAGTATCAGCGGCCACAGGGCGTTGGCGATACATCAAGAAGACCGGTGCCCGAAACGGGAGACCAGCCGATAGTTGACGAGGCCATGATGAGCCGTAGGCTTGTCAGGGCTGAAGAGCAGGGCTTTGACACCAATACCATTTATTATCACGGCACATCCTCCCCCGACATACGTCGATTCCGCACAGAGATTCCCCAAGCAAAAGGCGTTATTGCCGGACACTTTACAACCGACCCAGAGTTCGCCAACTCGTTTGTACCCCTCATAGCAAGGGAGGGTGAGGCACAGGTTATTTACCCCGCTTTCTTGCGAGTCAGCAACACGTTCGATCCTCGCAATGAGCAGATGAGGGCGCTGGTTAGTGGTGAGATTGATAAAGGGAGGGGCGGCGAGGGACATAGGTTTATTGTTGATCACTCGTTACGCACATCAAAGCTAGACCTTGAAGAGTCAGACGCCATTGGGTTTGCAGATTCGGCTGTGGAAGAGGCTAAAGCCGCGATTTCAGTGAGTCCAAACAAGACCAGCTTTGAAGAGCTTGAGATAATGTCTCCGTTCATCAGGGCGGCTGGATTTGACTCTTATCTTGACTTTGAGGGTGGCGCCAGAGGAGTGACCGGCATAGCGGTGTTTGATCCCGCTGACATCAAGGGCGTATTTGCTGACTTTGATCCATCTGGCGTCCCCGAGGGGATGCGGTATGAAGATGACATCATGTACAGCCGCAGGGCCACTGGCACACCCATCACAAATGCTGTTGCCAGAGCCAAGAAGAAGCACGAAGGGCTCAGGTTCAGCACTGAAGACGAGTTTTTTGGCAAGGTGTGGCCATCACTCATGGCTGATGTTGGCGGCACCGTTCCTGTTAACAAGTTGAGAGTAGGCGCCAAGCGAGCAGTGAGAGACCTGAAGGAGTGGGTCAAAAACAATCCTAAGTACAACGACTACTACAACGAAGACATGAAGGCGACTCGGGCTTCTCTTGAGGCTGAGTACGGCAAGATGTCAGATACCGACTTTGCTCTGTACATGTTCCTGAATGGGATTACCTCTCCGGGTACGAAGCTGGCATCCAATGTTGGGGACGCAGTCAAGGCATTTGACTTGTACCGGCGTGACGGCAATTTTGACTCAATCAAGATGGGCCTGAGCGACAAAGGCAACGTCGTCATGGTTGATGCCCCGATCAGCATCTCGGGCCTCACGGCGTCATCAAAAGCCAGAACCATGAAGGCGCTTGACAAAATTATTCGTGAGCGTGGTGGCGTGAAGCAGGCGCTTGATCACCTGTTTGAGCCTGTCACGATGAAAGAGCTTGAGTCTTTCAAGAAAGGGCTCGGCTATTCCGGCGTCGCCAAGAAAGGAGACATACGCGGCCTCGTTGAGGACGCTACAGGCCAAAAGCCAGACAAAAATCAGCTCATTCCAAGAATGTTCTTCTTGGGTCCAAAGCTGGGCGCATACACGCTCAACCTGATGGGCGACAGCCGATACCAAACTGTTGATGTTTGGGAGGCTAGATTTATACGCAGTTATTTTGATAACATGTACGACACTAATACAGGCATCACGATGACCGCTGATGAGGGTCGCCTGTTTAGAGACTTCAGCAAGGTGTTCTCTGAAGAGTTTGAGAAGGTGTCTGGGTTCAAGGCAGACCCAGCAACTCTTCAGGCGATGCGCTGGTTTTACATGATCAATGCGGCCAAAGAGGCTGGATACTCTGGAGCGTCAACCAATGAAACGATATCAGAACTCACGGAAAAACAAATCCAAAACACTAGAGGATCTCGCTATGCAGGCAGGTCGTCAGGCGATGCAACGGTTCCGGTCAGAGATGAAGCAACGAGAGAAGGCCAAGAAAGAATAGAGGATGCACCGCTTGCGTCACGGCGCAAGATTGATCCTGCCAAGGTTGAAAAGGCTGTCGCAGAAACGGCGGCAGAGGCTGAGGCGGCAAGATACAATGTTCCTCTTTATAGCACTAAGGCGTCACCCGATGCCCAGTACATAGCCAGAAACCCAGAATCCGCGATCATTACTGATGACGTGTTAGAGGCAAGACAGCCGAAGTACAGCAACACTGCAAACAGAGTCATCAACAGCCTTACCGCAGATCGACCCCAAGCCGCCGACCCGATGCAAGAGTTCATGGAGGCAACCGGCGAAGACAGCACTATCGACTATCAACTTACAAGGGCCAAGCAGGCCGCAGTCAACCGATACGCTAGGCTGGAAAAGCTACACAAGAGATACTTCAAAGACTATCTAGCCGACACCAGTGCGATAGCGTCTGTGCTGTTTGCCGACAGATCTCGTGGTGTTACCGCTTCTGCAATCAAAGATGGCGTACCACAGTACAAGCAAGGCTTCACGAAAGTCGTGGACTTTACCCACAAGGGCAAGAAATATCGCGGCCTGATTGACATACTTGGCATTCTCCGCACCAAAGAACATGGCGACCTCAGCAGGCTGGCTCAGTCTTACGCTATTGCTATGCGTGGGCGCCGATTGAACGACGAAGGCAAGCCGACGCCCGTTTCCAAGAAAGACATAGATGATGTCAAGGCCGCAGTGGCCGAGTACACCGATGTAAATGGAAACAACCCGATCATTGAGTGGTATGACGCTTGGCAGGCATACAACAACAAGGTTATTCAGTTCCTGCAAGATACAGGTGTGCTGTCAGAAGAGACCGCTGTGAGCTGGCGGGAGGCGTCAGATTACATTCCGTTCTATCGTGCGCTCGACAAGACCGCCAAGGTTGGTAGCGTTACCCACGGTGTATTCGGCGATCTAACCAAACTGGGCTCGTTCCGCGCCTACAAAGGCAGTGACAAGGCGATCAATGTGCCTCTCGTCGAGGCCATTGTGAAGAATACATCTGCGGCGATTGACATGGGCATGAGGAACGTGGCCCAGCAAAGAATCGCCCGTGACATGCAGAAGCTCCAGCTTGCAACGCAAGTGCCCTACGGCAGGCGCAATGAGGCTGGTGTTGTTACATTCAAGGTCAGGGGGAAGCCTGTCAGCTTCATGATACATGACCCCTTGATCTATGAATCTATGCAGGCAATCGACAGCACAGGGGTCGAGGATTTTTCCCGCACCTATTTTGGTCCATTCTCTAACTTGTTAAGAGAAACAGTAACTCGCTCCCCCGGATTCATGCTTGCGAACATGTTCAGGGATAGTCTCTCGGCCTTTGTCACGTCCGGCTCCAACTTCATCCCACTGCTAGACACTGTTCGCGGTGCCTTTGGTGACGTGAATCGGCTTGAGCGGACAGGTGTTGTTGGCGGCTACGACTTTTCTGTAGGCCAAAACATCTTCACTGGCGAGGCCAAGATAGACGAGCTGTTTGAGCAGGAGTTTGATCGAAGAAACAAAAATGGCCTACCTCTTAACATGTTTAAGAGTGCGTGGGACTTCTTGGGTCGGGCAACTACGCGATCTGATGCGGCCACAAGGCAGGCTGTATTTAACGATGTCTATAGCCGTACAGGGAACGAGGCTGAGGCGCATTTTCAGGCGCAGGAAGTACTGAACTTCTCCAGACGGGGTAGCAACCCTGTTATGAGGGCAATAACGGCGGCGATACCGTTCCTGAACGCAAGGATACAGGGCTTAGATGTCCTCTATAGGGGGGCTGTAGGCACAAACAACGCCAACACTGAACTTGGCCGTAGCAGGGCGGCGCTATCGTTTGCCCTGAGAGGGGCGCTTCTTGCCTCGGCAACGGCCTTGTATTGGACTTTGGTTAGCGACGAGGATGAGTACAAAGAAGCAAGCCCTGAAGAGCGAGACAATTACTGGTTGATCCCTCTTGACGGCATGGTTCTTAGACTGCCGATCCCGTTTGAGGTAGGTCTGCTATTCAAGACCATACCAGAGACCGTGTTAGACGTAACATACGGAGACAGAACGTCACGTCAGGCGTTTGAGACCATCAAGCGCGGCGTCACCTCGACTCTGGAGTTTGATCCTGTGTTTGGTATACAGGCGTTTGCCCCACTGCTGGAGGCGTCTGCTAATTACAACAGTTTCACAGGAAGGCCCGTGGTCCCGGTCTGGATGACAGGCAAGCTACCAGAGGAGCAGGCAACAGATTACACCTCCGAGCTTGGCCGGTTTATCGGAGACGCGCTGGATGTCTCGCCGATGAAGGTAGACCACATAATGAAGGGCTATACCGGAACCATAGGAACGTACATTCTTGACTGGACCGACAGGGTCATCAGAGACCCAGACATGGCAGACAGCTTGAAGCAGTTGGGCGTCAACATATCATCGCCAGAGTTTCCGTCAGCCGCTGTATATGACTATCCAGTATTAAGGCGATTTCTGCGCGGGCCAGAGGGCACCGGATTGAGAGATCAGTTCTATGACCTGTACAACGAGGTTCGTCAGACCTACAACACAATGAACGATTTGCGTGAAGCTGGTCGAAGAGAAGATCTGAATCGCCTTATATCGACGAGAGGCACACTCCTTGATGTCAAGAGCCCCGTTTACAGCCTGAAGAAACAGCTAGACAAGATCAGGAAGCGAAGGCAGGCAATACTGAGGTCAGATCTTGACCCAGATGTGAAGCGCGAGAAGACAGAAGAGCTGGATGAGTTTACCAACAAGCTGTTGGCTGTCGTTCCTGAGCTTGAGAGGGCGGCAGATAGGCCGGCCACGAGAATGTTTCAGTAGCTAGTTTGCTGGCCAAAACACCGCAACAAGAGACATCGCCGCAACAATAAGAAGGGGCAAGACATATTCTGACGTTGTCAGATCCTTGACGATCTCTTGTTTGCAGTCATCGCACAGAGCATTGCTGATCGGTACTCCTGACTTGTTACACCTATAACAGTGCCTCACGCATACCCCTCAATTTTTTCCCAGAGCACATCTATTGGCATCATGTCGGAGTATTTCATTTTTCCGGCGTCTGCCTCTTCTATGTACCCGTCTTCGTCCTTGTCCCCAGCTTGCACTGCTCGTGCATTTCTCCAGAACCAAGCCTTAGAACACCAAGAAATTAACTCTACGCGATTAGCGTCCCGCTCATTCATGCTGGCAAACACATAAATATCAACGTCGTAGTTTTTCTGGTTCAACGTGACGTGGGCGTCATAGTATGGCTTGGCCCTCACTGTGCGGAGTTTTGTTTTCACGTCCACACTGACTGACTTTTCTTGTGTTAGGTGAATTTCAAAGTCAACGGGTCCGGCATGTGCTCCAATCCACGAAAAGCTAGGGGAGTGCAAACAAAGCAGTCTGGCGAACTCAGCCTCACCCAGTCGCCCAGCAACCTGTCCCTCGCCGTTTTCGCATATTGTGTGGCGATTGAACCGCTCCCCAGTGTAAAAGTTATTGGTCATCGGCCTCATCCACCTCCAGCGCCTCTTTTGCCTTTTCTAGCCGCGCCATTGCGTCTTTGAGAGTGCTCAGTGTTTCGGCGTTGGCGCCCGTCATGGACGCAATCTGATCCAGTATCGACTCAATCTCTTCGATCCTATCCAGAATGTCTTGGGTAAAATTATTCATCGCCGTGAGCGCGTCGGCGTAAGCCTCACCCTCCAGCTCCACCTTTATTTTTGTCATGCTCTGTCCTCTGCTGGCGGTATGTAGTAGTCCATTTGTGCGGCGACCCGACACAGCGTTTCTATTAGCTCTGAATAGTCACCTCTAGTGGCGTCACTGCTACGCTTGGCTGGTCTTCGCTTGACGCCGAACTTCGTTTCGCACTCTTCGGAACCGTAACACTGGCACAGCATTTCGTCGTGCATCTCATCAGGTGTCATGCCACAGTATTTGGCGAACATGGCGCAATGCTTGCGGTAGTAATTCTCTTGAGGCCGCGTCCTTTTCGTCTTGAGCGGCTTGACCTCTATCGTGATGCCGTGCCTTGAAGACCTGTTCATCTCTGCAAGATCGGCTGTCTTGTCAGGAAACACGGAAGATAAGAACTTCAAGACATTGATAATCCTGAGAGAATTAGATCTCGATATGTGCAACTGCATCCTTCGGCTCCTTTTTCTGGAACGGTCTGAACTCGTACAGCGGACACTTGTATGAGGTGCAATTACGGACCATCGCCTTGAACCCCGGCTCCATATGGTCATCTGTGCAACCCATACAGTGAGCGCACATTGCATCTATTGCCTTTTTTCTGGTTGGGTGAGCCCTAAGTCTCACTATCGGATTGTGCTCCGGCATTTTTGTCTCCTTTGATTGTGATGACGCCTTGGTCTATCCGCCTAATTAGCGTCTGAATTATCAAGAATAAGAACTGCTCGCTTTGGTCAATCTTCTTGGTGAAGGTGCCACGGTCAGCCGCCACGTCGAATTTGTAGTGGCAACGCTGACAAAGGTCTGCGATACAGAGGTCATGCGGCTTGTGGCCCGTGCCCTTCCCGAACCTGTGGCTACGAAGCCCCGTGTAGTGAGCCGCGACTACGGTGCCATCCTTGGCCCCGCAGTTGACGCACACTTGATCCTTGGCCGCGTCGAGCAGTTTCTTAGACCTAATCAAAACGGAATATCATCCTCGTCCATCAAGATCGGTTGCGGCTCAGGCGGGGGAGGTGGTGGTGGCGGGGCCGCTTGCTCTTCAGGATCGTAGTAGACCTCGCCAGTAACATATTGATATGGCTGGCCCGTATCCTGAGCCTTCCGATCCCATGCCGCGAGCTTCAGCTTGGGGGTCTTCCCCGCCTTGGCCATTGCTATCAACCCCCTGATCTGCGCGCTTGTCAGCTCGACAGATCCAGTTTTGTCTGGGTGATTGGACTTGGCTTTTTCTTGATTTGGCCAGAGACCGCCCTCACTCTTGTGATACTTGCTCATGGTTGCCCTCCTTCAGGTGCTTACGCATTTGCGAAAAATACAGCTTCAATTCTTGGTACTGGTCTGGATACTCGCTGTCCAGCATATCGATGACCTGCTTATTCTCTTTCCAGAATAAAATAAGGTCGTTTTCGGTGCCGGAAGCGAACGTATCGACAGTGCTCTTCATGACCCGCACCACCTCAATCGCCTCGTCCTCATCAGCAATGGTGTCTGGCGCGGAGTCCTTTTTAGCCTCCGCAATCGGCGTCACCTTCTTGGCCGGCGCCTTCTTTGCTGGCGGCTTGGTCTTGTCCTTGTCTTTGAACTGGTCTTCGACTGAGTTGGCATCGTCATCCTCATCAGACTCAATACCAAAGGCGCTACAAATCCCATATCGCTTGGCGTAGGTGCACGCGGCGCCCACACCCTGTGGTGTGAACTTGTCAATGAGAACAGCCGGTCCATCCAGCGTCAGGTGTTCGCCGGACTGGTGGATGATTGTCGTCTGTGCCATGACAGACTTCTCTTCGTTGACAATGTTTTGTACGAACGTGAGGCCGTGCTCACTTAGCGGCCCTCTAACGTGTTGAATCAAATCCTCCAGCTTGCAGTAGTAACTCCCCCACTGCGGATTTTTCGACTTTTTCTCTGGGTTGCTGAGTACGCCTCTTAGCTTGACAAGGGCGCCGTACAGCGTCTCAGAGGAGGTATCCTTTTTTGTAGACATCGCTTACTCCTAGTGCTTTCCAAACTTCTGTTGGTTTCATTTTGTAGAACTCGGCTGTACTCATGTCGCCGATGTGTTTGTCGGCCAAGTAAAATGAGAGCCGATTGCCATTTACGGTGATGTGCAGTTTTGGCGTAGAAGCCTGCATCATGCCCACCACCTTGTGGTAGAACTCAGGGTCTGTGCCCAGCGGATCATCCATTGCTTGCTCCTAGTGGGTGACTCTGTGGCGCCGTGACCTTGTGCGCTTCCGCTCGGACTTGGGCCTTTTGTCATTGATGATGCCCTCAAATGTCCGTATGAAGTCGAACGGTATACCGCACCAAGCACCGACGACCGGAAACACAACAATCATCGTGTCTGGGTCAATGTCGTAGTCGGACGCAATGAGTGCGGCCCCATCATCGCCATCAGTGACAAGCATTCGGGTCTCGCCTTCTGGCGATTCGCTGATCCAGCATTTCGGCCTGAAGTCTTTGATTCCGTTCCAGAACTCGTCGTGTTCTATGCCAAAGTTGTCCAAAAGGCTTTTGATCTCCTCTTGTCCCCACTCAGGCGCTGTTGCGTGCTCTTCCATCTCCATTATCCACCTCCATGCTGATCACAAAATTGAGCGACACGGCACCAGTTGTCTTCGCAACGTGTGTTTTTGCCGACGCGCTCCTCAACGCTTAGATTTGTTACTGATTGCTGTGCGATGTAGTCCTCAGCAGATTGCTGGTCAGAGAAAACACGCTTGGCACGTTTCTGGCCCTTGGCCATCACCGCGAATGTGCTGTCTTTTTTCCAACGCTCCTGATCAGTGCAAAATGGCAACTCACCCCCAGTTAAACGCTCAAACTCAGCGTGCTGGTGGAGGCGAACGCGATCTCGCACATACTCATCCCTGACTTGTTGAGACCAAAGAGGA